AAAGTAAACTCAGGCGCAACAGCGTTAGAGTTTGGTGCTGTTGAAGCGATAGTAAATATTGATGGCGCAACAAATTTAGAAAGTGCTACTTTAGCCGCTGGCGATAAAATACTATTATCAGATGACGGTAGTGAGGGTAGAGTTACATTAGGTCAATTAGATACTTTATTTTCTGGTACAACAAAGACACTTACAAACAAAACTATCAATGCTTCAAACAACACACTATCTAATATAACAAACTCTATGTTATCAGGTAGCGCTGGTATTACAAACGCAAATTTAGCAAACTCAACTATAAACTTTGGTGGTGTTTCTTTAGCATTAGGTGCTAGTGATACGACACCAGCATTTGATTTATCAGATGCTACAAGTTACCCTACATCATCATTGACAGGTACGATTACAAACGCACAATTAGCGGGAAGTATTGCTAACGCAAAATTATCAAACTCAGTAATAACTATAAAAGATGACTCGTCAACAACTGACGCAGTATCTTTAGGTGAGGTTTTAACTTTTGAAGGTGGTAGTGGTATTACTACTACAGTCACAGATAATAAAGTATCTATTGCTACCGATGGCGCAGTAGTGACTGAAACATCAACTGATACTTTAACAAACAAAACAATTAGTGGGTCATCTAACACACTTTCAAATATAGGTAATTCATCATTAACTAATTCAAGTGTAAATTTTGGTGGTATAACTGTAGCTCTAGGTGCTAGTGATACAACACCAGCATTTGATTTATCAGATGCAACTAATTATCCCACTAGTTCACTAACTGGAACAATTACAAATGCGCAACTTGATGGTTCAATCGCTAATTCAAAATTATCTAACTCTGCTATTACGATAGGTACTACATCAATTAGTTTAGGTGCGAGTAATACAACTATCGGAGGCATTTCAAACTTAACTGCTGGTGGTATTAATATAACAGGTAACTCTATTACATCAGCTGATTCAACTATTATTGAAATGGGTGAAGGATTATCTGTAACAGGAAACTTAACTGTTTCTGGTAATATGACTGTTTCAGGATCAACAACAACTTTAGAAACAACCAACTCTACTATCACAGATAAGTTAATAGAGTTAGGAAATGGTACATCAGGAACACCATCAGGTGATGCTGGTATCATTATTGAAAGAGGTAGTTCAAATAATGCCTTTATAGGTTTTGATGAAAGTGCTGACAAGTTTATCGTTGGTACGGGAACATTTACAGGAACAACAACAGGTGATTTGTCAATCACATCTGGTACTTTAGTTGCGTCAACATTTGAAGGTAATTTAACAGGTAATGCTGATACAGCGACAACACTTGCAACAGCGAGAGCAATCGCAGGTCAAAATTTTGATGGTTCAGCAGCGATAACAATTGCGTCAACAGACTTATCTAATACATCTGATATTGTGTTATTAACATCAACACAAACATTGACTAATAAAACTTTAACTAGTCCAAAGATTAATGAAGATGTGGCAGTCACAGCGACAGCGACACAATTAAATCATTCTGTTGGGGTAACTAGTGCAATACAATCACAATTAGATAGTAAAACAACACCGGCATTCGCTATTGCTCAAGCAGTGGCATTAGGATAGGTTATAAATAGTAATATGGCAACACCAACTACAAGAGAAACATTAAAACAATACGCTTTGAGAGCGTTAGGGAAACCTGTAATTGATATAAATGTTGATGATGACCAACTAGAAGATAGACTAGACGAAGCATATCAATATTACGCACAATATCATTATGATGGTATTAGAAGAACATATTTAAAATATCAATACACACAAACAGATTATGATAGAATAACTGTTGATGGATCAAATGAAACAGCAACTAAAAATTCTGTATCAACAACTTATAAAGAAGGACAAAATTTTATTATTGTTCCTGAATCAGTTGTATCTGTAATTAACTTATTTCCGTTTTCTAATAAAGGTAATTTAAATTTATTTGATGTAAGATACCAATTAAGATTAAATGATCTTTATGATTTTTCTTCTACTTCTATTATTAACTATGATAATGTATTAAGACATTTAGATTTTTTAGACCACATACTTGTAGGTGAAAAACCATTAAGATTTAATCAGAATGATAACAGATTATACATTGATATGGATTGGAAAAATGATATAGCAGTAGGCGAATACCTAGTTATAGAGTGTTATAGAAAATTAGACCCTACTACTTTTACAGATGTAAATGATGATTTATTTTTAAAAAGATATGTGACTGCTTTATTCAAAAAACAATGGGGCGCAAATTTATCAAAGTTTAATGGTGTCGCTATGTTAGGTGGTGTTACTTTAAATGGTCAACAAATTTATTCTGAGGCGTTATCAGATATAGAAAAACTAGAAACAGAGTTAAGAACAACTTACGAATTAAACCCAGCACTAATGATAGGATAATGCCATGCCAGTTAATCACTACTTCCAAGATGGCAACGGCATAGGAAATACAGCCGAAAAAAGACTTTATGAAGATTTAATCATTGAAGGCTTAAAGATATATGGCCAAGATGTTTATTACTTACCAAGAACACTAGTCAATAGAGATTTAATTTTAGGCGAAGATATGTTGTCTAAATTTTCATCTGCGTTATTACTTGAAGCGTATATGGAAACAACTGAAGGTTTTGCTGGCGAACAAGAGATTGTTAATAAGTTTGGTTTAGAGATCAGAGAAGATACAACTTTTATGATCGCCAAGAAAAGATTTAATCAAGCTGTAGATGAAAAAGCTACTTTAGTAAAAGAGGGTAGACCAAACGAAGGCGATATAATTTATATGCCTTTGATGAATAGTTTTTTTGAAATACAGTTTGTACAAGACCAAGAGCCTTTCTTTCAACTAGGTCAACTACCAGTTTATAAACTAGTATGTACTAGATGGGAATATAGTTCAGAAGAATTAAATACAGGTGTAGGTACGATTGATAGTGCTGAAGATCAATATAGTTTAGATATGTTGGCTCATCAATTTACTTTAGAGAATGAAGTTGGATCGTTACAATTAGAAAACGATAGTGCAAGTGGTGATGCAAACTATCTACTACTTGAAACTTATGACTTACAAACGCAATCGTCTTATGCTCAAAATAATGATTTAGATGCACAAGCTGGTTTTGATACATCTTCTACGGCAGATGATATATTAGATTTTACAGAACGTAACCCTTTCGGAGAAGTGGATTTTTAGATGTTTGGAACATATTTTTACAATGAGAGTATGAGAAGAATGACCATAGGCTTTGGTCAAATCTTTAATAACATACAAATCAAAAGACGAGATAGCGCTGGTAATATTACTCAATCTATTAAAGTACCTTTAGCATACGCACCAAAAGAAAAATTTTTAGCTAGACTAGACGCACAACCAAGTTTAGAAGAAAGAGAATTTGCGGTAACTTTACCTCGTATGAGTTTTGAGATTACAGGTATTCAATATGACTCTAGTAGAAAACTAACAAGAGTACAAAAATTTAAACACGTTAAATCTGGCACAGATGGTAAAGTATTAAACTTTAATTATGTTCCAGTACCTTATAATATATCTTACAATTTATATTCTTTTACAGCGAGTGCTGAGGCAGGTCTACAAATTATAGAACAAATATTACCTTTCTTTCAACCTGACTATACTGTCACTGTAAATGCGATACCCGAGTTAGATATAAAGAGAGATATACCTATTGTTTTAAATAGTGTAAATTATGAAGATACATATAGTGGTGACTTTTCACAAAGAAGAGCTGTAATATATACACTAGGATTTACTGCGAAGACTTATCTATTTGGTCCAGCGTCAACTCAAAAAGTCATAAAAACATCACAATCAGATACTTACACAGATACAGATACAACTAATAAAGCAAGAGAAATGAGAATTACGATAACACCTAATCCAACGTCAGCTGACGCAGATGATGATTTTGGATTTACAACAAATATACAAAATTTTACAGATGGTAAAAAGTATAACACAACAACAGATAGTGATGAATAAATAGTAACATGGCAATAAATAAAGTAGGATCAAAAGGTATAGTAGATTGTTCAGTCGCAGCGGTAGACTTTGCGCCTGGTACAATCACTAGTGTTAAACTCGCTGATGGTACAGTCACAAACGCAAAATTATCTAACTCATCTATTACAGCATCAAGTACAACCGTTGCATTAGGTGCTAGTGGTACATTAAATAATTTTTTTATAGATTGGCAGTCAGTTGTCGTATCAGATGGTTCTACGGTTACAACTATGGTCGCTGGAAACGGTTACTTTGTAAACAATACAAGTGCTGCTGGTTTAGTTAAATTACCAGCGTCAGCAAGCATAGGTGACACTGTAATAATTAAAGATTACGCTGGAAACTTTGGTACAAATAGTTTAACTATTCAAAGAAACGGACATAATATTCAAGGTGTCGCTAATGATTCTTTAATATCAACCAATCGTGCTAGTTTAGTATTAATATATGTTGACGCTACAAAAGGTTGGTTGTATACAGATGAACATAATGTCGCTGATTTAAGAAAACCTTTACATACAGAAGCTACTGGTGGTACAGTTGCAACTTCAGGTGACTTTAAAATTCATTCATTTACAGGTGATGGTAATTTTGTAGTATCACAAATAGGAAACCCAGTTGGTGGTGGAAGTAATGTTGATTATCTAGTTGTAGCTGGAGGTGGGGCAGCAGGTAGCACTTGTGTAGGAGGAGCTGCTTATTATTCTGGAGGTGGTGGTGCTGGTGGTCATAGAACAACTTTTCCAAGTCCTGGTTGTAACGCTGGTGCTTTTCCAATAACAACAACAACATACCCTATTACAGTAGGTGGTGGAGGAGCTTTTGTCCCTTCAGGTAATCCAGGTGGTAAAGGCGCAAATTCAGTTTTTAGTACAATTACATCAACAGGAGGCGGAGGTGGCGCTGAAGGAGGTGATGGAGCATCAACGGGTGTTGGTCAACCAGGTGGTTCAGGAGGCGGAGGTAGTTTTGCCAATCCTGGTCCTCCAGGATCTGCAAAAGCTGCAGGTTCAGGTAATACTCCACCAGTTTCTCCACCTCAAGGAAATAATGGTGGCGCTGGAGGTGGAACAAGAGGTACAACTGTCGGAGCTGGTGGTGGAGGCGGTGGTGCTGGAGGTGTAGGAGCAAATTCTCCAACTCCAGGTCCAGGTACTAATGGTGGTGCTGGTGGCAATGGTGTAGCAAATTCAATAACAGGTTCTCCAGTAACTCTTGCAGGAGGTGGAGGAGGAAATGGTCCTTCCGCTGGAGGTGCAGGTGGTCCTGGTGGTGGAGG